TCTTCTCCATCATTTCGGGGATGATAGACATACCGGCAGAAACCATCGTGTAACGGGTGTAAAGAATCTGATGAACTATCTTCTCTACGGGAGTCATTTCAAAAGTCAACCGCTCAATAAAGGTAGAAGCATTGAAAGACTTTCCGCTACCACGCCCACCGGTGATAAGAATTATAAATTTTTCCTTATCCTCATATAATGGATGGTAAATTTCTTGAGGTACTATCATTTCAGCTTGTCTTTAATCCAGGAATCAATGTTGATGCCGTGCTCTATGTCTGTTGGAATATCAGCATCTTCTGATTCTTCCCCAAAACCTTCGCTTTTCCCTAATGTAGAAAGCAAATAACGAATCATATAGCCGTCTGGACGTTCACGCCAACCCACGAAATTTCCATCTTTATCCTTTTCAGGAATACCCAATGCAAGAACACGGGCAGAAACCAAACATTCATCAACCAACGCCCCGCGCTCATCTGATATAGCATCTTTAAATTCAACATCTTCTTTCGCCCATTGATATACAGTTTTCCGAGCTACTTTAAACGTAGCCGCAACCTTAGTCAGATTTCCACCAGATTTGCGGAGAATCTTTCTAAAATCTTCTATATTAGGTTTCTTAGCCATATCCTTGTGTACGTGCGCGCGTATTTGTTACTTTCGTCACTTAATCAATTTTAATACATCTTCCCCTTTTACAAACTTGTCATCTGTGCTGATACCAAGCAAATCGCAAAAATCCTCTTTAGCGTTGTAAGAAGAAAAAGACAATGTAATATAAGCTTCTTCGTTTTGCTGTCTTTCTATTGACAATTCTCTTACTTGCTGTTTAATGGCTTTCATGTGCTCTTTCTTTTCATCATAAGTCTTCTCATCCGCAGAGGGGAGTTTCAATTTCGTCAAATGATGGCAGAGGGGACAATAAATCATCCACAAAATCTAACTGAGATGGCATTTCTGTGTTTATGGAAAGAATATCATTCAATTCCCCAATGTCCAAGCCGACATTCGTATAATCTATATCAGAAATGTAGCCAGCTATAAGGTCTATATCCGGCTTTGTATTTCCTACAGCCATATATGTAAGCTGTTCCTTCTCAGCCTTATCGTCAAGAGCTACGACTTCAACCTTTACATCATAATCCGTTTTAGATGTACCATCGTATTTGTAGTGCAGGTCCATTGCCTTAATCCTTCGATGCCCGTCAATCAGATTCCTCGATTTTTCATTCCATACAATACCACCAAGAAAACCAATTTTCTGCAAATTTTTCTTTTGCAGCTTTACTTTCTCGTCCGAATGCCTTTTAGGGTTAATCGGATTAAGATTTATTTGAGAGCGTTTTATAATTCTTGTTTCACTTTGTTTTAGCTCTTTCATAGTCATATTCAAATAATTTCCGTTCTACCAATGGATATTCATTTATAACTTTTTGTAAATCAAATGGATATTTAGAACGAAGAAATAACAAGTAATTAATATCCGTTATGTCAGTGCCGGATGATTGATGTTTTCCTCCATATGATTCGGGTTTGATTAGACCTTTTCGACTAATGTACTCCAATACATCTTTGTTCCAATATTCAGATAAGGGATAACACTTCTTTTGCACTTCGTTAATACCGTTCAACTTATATGTACGTAACATTAAACGTCTATTCATTGAATCAGACTGCTTAAATCCAAAGAAGGCCCATTCGATATTATATTTCTCCCTTATAATATCCGTAAGTTGAGCCATATTGTATAGTTTCTGCTTCTCGTTCTTAATACATCCTAAGTAACCAATACGCCTAAATGAATAGACCGCAAAGTGAGGTATCTGAATGTACTTCACGTTTGGATATTTACTGCAAGCATAATTTATATAACGATTGATATGAGACAAGTCTTTTATAACATACATATAGGCGCAAACGACCTCTTTGAAATAAGGTGATATTAGGTCCAAAAGGGCTATACTGTCCTTGCCCGATGCCGAGTGAAACAATATAACCCTATCAGCCTTTAAAGCAACTTCTTTAATTATGTCTATTGCTTTATCCATCATTAAACAACTCTACCGCCTACCCTACGATTAATTCTTGCTCGCTGAGCTGCATTTCGCCCCATAGATTGAAATCGTCCGGCTTCATAATCTTTTCGGGTACGATACTTTCGACCACTTGCATCTGTTGCATACGTTTCTGGCATAATCTTTAATTTTAAATTAAATAATCCTTTTACTAAATAAACAAAGCCACCCAAGTGGCTTATATTATTTCAAACCTGAATGGCTTATGATTTCACAAATATGTAAGTAGTAAAATAATGGCAACTCTTTCGGTGGATTCTTCTTGAACTCTTTTAATTGTTCATCAAAATCATGGAAATCAAATTCATCATGCATGAACTTAATACCTTCTTCTGTCACTTCACCTATACCTATCTCGTCAATTGCTACATCAAGTGTCCACGGTGCACCGGTACTATAAAAATGAATAGCTTCTATATCCGTTCTCAAAATAGACTGACATTCATCTTCACGCCCAGCCTTTCTCAATTTTTCATTTTCCTCAATCTGATTGAAGTCCGTGAACATTTTCTCATATTTAGAGCTGAGCATACGAGTTTCTATACACTTTTTACCGTTCAGAATATCTAAAGCGTTGTTTCTATTCATTACAAGCGAATACGCTTCTATCTCTTGACCTTTATAATTAATCTTCATACTATTCTATCATTTTTAAATTTATACTATAAAAAAGATAGTACCCCAAAGGTACTACCACAACCAAAGATAACGAAATATCTTCAATCGTTATACACGACAATCGGCTTATTGTCGTGAACTAAGCCATTTATCCCGTCTTTCTCTGCATGCCTCTAAGGTAGGCGCACAACAAGCAAAAAGTTCACCGCTATCAGTACGGTAGTCGTACTGGTACATTCTCACTCTTTTTCCTCTCAACCTGGTGTTGTAGGTACAATAATTCTCTTTACCGGGTTGGCATACGCTGCAACCGTTTTCATTTATTGAGTTCATAATCACTATATTTAATGTTTCACATTCAATCTTTCTTCACTTGTATAAGCCACTACAAGCCCAGTTTCATCATGTTGTATGGTGATGTACTTTTCACCCCTTTCTATGGTGGTAAAATCGCACATACTACATAACTTACCCAATACCTTGCCCAGTTGTTTCATCAGTGGGGCTTCGGGGCTGATAACTAAAACTAAATCCGCTTTCATAATCGTGTGTATTGTGGTAGCCCGAAGGCTACCGGATTAAAACTTAGAACTTCTCGATTTTGAGATTGTCGTTAATGATAAACATACGTCCACACTCTAAAATCACATGTGTATCTGTAATTCGTTTGATTACTCTTACTACATCATCGTGCGATATGCGTGGCGTACCGTCTGCATGACAGCCATTAGACAAATCACCTGATACTCTATATCTCAAACCTACTGTAACTTCATTTACGTTCATAATCTTATATATTGCGCAGGGCTTTTACCCTGCTGGTTAAACTTATAATATCGTAATCTCTTTGTTGCCTATCTCTGTATCTACATTCAGAACCTCGTACTTTTGAGCCTTGTAATTATAAACGACTTCACAGGTATTGAAACCTCTACCATCTTCTCTTTGGTCATAAACAGTATTTATATGCTGATACATTTTATTGCCTAACATGAAGTTTATCTTACCTGATGTACAGAAGTAGAATGCTACCGCATACTTCAATGTTTTCTTCTCATCAATTTTCTTTGTTGCCATATCTTATATATTTAAATTATTATTCAAACTATGTTTTGATTGTCACACTGCAAATATCAAACTTTATTTTGAATAAAACAAATTTTGATAGAAAAATTTTCAAATTATTTTTTGATACTATTCTTCTGTATTCTATGTATAATTTGAAAACTATTCCTATCTTTGCGTCAAATTATAATTTGAATATCATGCTAAGAGTACAAGAAATCTGCAAACAGCAGGGTATTACCATGCAAGACCTTGCTAAAAGAATGGGAGTGACATATCAAGCCCTGTATGCCGCTGTGTCCGGCAACCCTACCATTGGGAAGTTAGGAGAAATAGCAAAGGCTTTAGGTGTAGGGATAACTGATTTGCTGAATGAAGACAAGGAGGAAAACACTATCACTTGCCCTCATTGTGGGAAGAAAATTAAATTAGAGAAAGGAGAATAACTATGCCTTATTGGTTACAGTTTACAATATTTGCTATTATAGCAGGATTAGTGCAATACATCATCACTTACTTCAAGGAAAAAGGAAAGAATCTTGCAACTAAAGAAGACATAGGTGAAATTACTAAAGAAATAAAATCCGTTGAAAGTCAATTTATTAATGAAACAGAGAAGCTTAAAAATAAATTAGCAATTTTGGCAAATGCGCAAACTGACATAACTTCAATGGAACGTCAGGCTATTATTGAGGTTAACAAAAGCTTGTTTATGTGGATAGATTCTGTTTTAAATATACCAAATGTCAATAATTCAATTCAAATAAATAATTATATTAATGCTCAGAATCAATTATATAAAAATGTACAACAAGATGAAATAGTATTAAGACTATTTGTCAAAAGCGATAACATCCACAATATTCTTCATAAGATAATTTTGGCTTTTCTTAAAATACAAGCCGAAAAGCAACTAAAATGTCATGAAATAATTAAAATAAATAATGAAATAGATGACATCAAACCAGAAACACCATCAAAAGAAAAGAGAGAGAAACTACAAAGAAAAATAGAAGAAAGAAAAACTGCTTTAGAAAACATCTCAGAAAAAGTGCTCGAAGAATACACTACAATTGCCCCAATGATTAATGAATTTAGAGAAAAAAGCAAAGAGCAAATATATAAAATTTTAAAGCCGGAGCACTAAACTCCGGCTCATTAATTGATTAGCCCTTTGAATTTCAACCGATTTACGATTTCGGTGTAAAGATACTCTATATCTCCACTAAAGTCCCCATAATTCTGATAGAGAAACACGACATCAGCACAATTGTCGGAAATGGTACATTCTGATTGAACTCCAAGAACCCTTGCTAATTCAGGTCGTAACCCTGCTGTCATTTTCCCACCGGCGAGCGAGCTTGGAGAAAACAGATACAGGATAATGAAAATGAACTTCTTCCGCTGGGTTACACTGTCAATATTCGGTGGACATCCTCTCTCATTCAGCAACTCAACGAATATTTTGTAGATTTCATGGATAAGGCTTTTGTCTTTCAAAATCGGGGCGGTCAAGGCATTTTCTTCCTCTGAAAGTTCTGATTTCTCGATACGAATCTTTTTAAGACGAATGATTTTATTAAAATCCAGCTCCATAACACGATTATTTTAAAAGTAAAATAGTATATTTGCATCATAATCGTGTGAGGAGCTGATTCATGGTCGTGCGTGGGTTGGCTCTTTCTTTTATTTAACAGACTTATCCTTTTCCTGAATAACCCGATTTTTCTCGTTCACCTCCCTACCCCATATCATAGCGGAATAGATGGCTTTTGCATACAAAAAGAGTTCCTCACGACTGGTAAGGAACTCAACTCGAAGGGCTGCACATTTCGCATCAGTCCAGACATTTTCATTTCTATTCATTGGCTATTTGTTAATTTTATAAATCTATTACGTTAATGGTTAACACATATATCCACTTGCTAAACCATGTTATAAGATGGCTGAACAAAGGCTCATAATTTGCATAACTCCCACAAATCCGTACCTTTGCAATGTGTTTTTCATAGTATTAGATTTAAGGTTAATAAAAAAGATTGGCTGTCTGGGATAGATAGCCTTTTTTTGTATCTATCAGTCACCTTTGTTCTCGTCCCTATACTTATGCTTCCAATAGCTATTTAAACAATTATATACAGTAACGCAAATTATCAAAACTGTTACAACAAACCCTCCCCAATCAAATTCCATATCCTACTTTATTACATTCCACTCACTTTCCATAATCACATGTTCACACTTATTACACCTATGCAGGTAAGTCGGAAACGGAGCTGTCGTATAATCTTCGACAGCAATTTCTATACTGCCACATTCCGGACACTCAATTTTTACCTCTTTAATACCGGAATAGTCCCAGAAAGACGGTTTCCCTTTCACGTTCTCGATAGGTTTGGAGTAAAGGATAGGATTAGCCAGTACCCAGTTATAAACTCCTTTCTCTGCCCAGATGGAAGAGTGATTCACAACACAATCCACAATTTCGACACTTCCAATGATAGCAGAATTTACATATCCATTGCCGCAAATAATCTCACTCTGGAATCCAAGTGAAAAGCTATCCCATTGCCTTTTCGTAAATACACTATTAGGATTAATCATTTCCATGGGGACGGCGCTTGAATGAATCAGCACCCTCTGCCCTAAGTATTTCTTAGGACACGGCCAAGTGCGATTCTCGATGTCTTTGATGCCGTGGACTATCAGACTGGCCCATGGCTGTTTGATGGTTATTGCTTTCATCCTTCGCCTCCTTTCGGTAGTGCTGGTATCGGCCTCCAATGTGTGACATATCCAGTTTTGATGTATGGATAAATATTATACATCACTCTACGAGCCGCCATTTCACCTTCTTTTCCGTCTACTGTTATGACTTGCACTACTCCGGGAGAATCATCTTTCGGAATAGCCATTTCTACGCTTATCTACGGGGATTGCTTTGCCTGCCATTCGGCACCTTTTCTGAACATATTCAACATTGCTTGTCTCTGATAGGCTAATTCACCTTCAACTATTATTGCATAACTTGACGTAAGTTCTTGTTTTGCTGCTTCTTCTACTGTCTGTTTCATAATTTATCCTTATTGAATGTTCTGATTTATGTAATTCACAATCTTTTCCAACTTGCTTGAAGCAAACAAGCAATTATTAAGTTGTCGCTTGCCCTCTTTCCATTCGTGGAATAATTGATAATATGGTGGACTAAGTGTACGGTCAATCTTTATGCGATATTGATTAGTCCCATACTCAGTTATAAGATTCTCAATGTATTCGTCTGAATTATCTTGATTGGTAACAAATACCATCTTATCAGTAGTAAGTATCATATTTTACCCTCCTTATCAAATTCGGATAATGCCTGCTCGCAGAACTTGACCTGCTCCAAAGCATAATCCCTCTTATAAGTGATTATATCGCGTGTTGTATAGTCCGTATAAAATCGGTCTATAATGCTTTTAACATAAAACCTTTTAGGTTCCTCACAATGGTTCAGAAGAATCACGTATTCATCGTTTCTCGGATGCAAGCACAAAAAACGATAATAATTCACTTCACCATTTAGGCATTCAATCAGTTTTTCATCTGTCTTTAGATTTCCAATGTCTTCTATATTCCTTATTGGTCTCATAATTCAATATTTTTTATTATTTTTTCTATTCCGCTCGCTCTGTACCTCTGCCATACACATCTTGCACCATGACGCTTTCAGATGGTATTCCTTACCGTTACGACGGGCTATTCTATCGAAAAAACGGGATAACGGAAGCGCTCTACCACAGCGGGTGCACAGTTTACGCTCCACTCCGTCAACGACCACCCGGTTACGGGGTTTCCTCCTCACGATTTCACATGGCCCGCATTCGGACGCGCCGTACCTCCTGCAATATGCAAGTGAGTGCTTGCCGCACTTGGCGAAGGAGGTGCAATCCGAGCGGGGAACTGTCTGGTGAATGTTCATACTATTTGCCTTTTTCTATAGATTCTATTGCCAGGAATATCTCATACATTACTTGTGGGACAATAGCATTGCCGTATGCCTTTATCGATTCCTGCCGCCACTTTGAAAAGGCAATACCGTCCAATCCGGTGAAAATCCCATCATCTCGGCTACAAACAGGGGATTGAGTTGGGAAGTTTTTCCACCGTTCTGCGAATGATGCTCTCCTAACATTACCGGAAGGTTGCACAGAGCATCCGTCCTCATTTTCCCGTTTTTTCTTTTCAATGCTTGTGGGGAAACGGAGGGTTGATAATCCCTCGCTGCTGGAGTCGGAAGTACCCCCGCTTTCATCAAGTCGTTCAGACGTGCTGAATATCCTTTGCCCTGCACACACGTCTTTCTGTCCTCTGCCAATTTCCTTGCTCCTCCGCTCGCATCCCCGCAATATGGTGTCGGCAATAGTTTCACTGGATAAAACTCCGTCTTTCCGTTCTCGTTGCACCGTTTCAGTCCCTGCGTCTGTACTGTCGGTAGCAGCTCGTTTTGCGATGAACCACACCCTGTCTCTCCTGTGCGGCGCTCCGACGGCACAAGCCGGAATAACAACCGGTTGGACGGAATATCCTTCACGTTCAAGGTCGTTACACACTGTTTCGACGACATATTCCTGCCGATGCAATGTTCTTTCTCGGTCAACCTCTCCGAACAGAGATTCTTCACGTCCCAACGCAGTTTCACTGCCTGGCTGTACCATCGTGAGGATTCCAGCAACGTTTTCACCAACAACCCAATCGGGCTGTATCTCCCGTATCGCTCGTAGCATTTCCGGCCAGAGATAGCGGTCATCTTCCGCTCCCTTTCGCTGTCCGGCACAAGAGAAGGGCTGGCAGGGAAAACCTCCGGTGAGGACATTGATTTTCCCTTGCCATTCTCTAAAATCTGTTTTCGTGATGTCTTCATAACTTTTGCTGTTTGGAAACCAATAATCAAGTATCTTTCTCCCGAACGGGTTTATCTCGCAATGGAACACGTTTTTCCAGCCCATCATTTCAGCAGCTATTTCTGGACCGCCAATGCCGCTGAACAGAGAGCCATGTGTTAGTTTACTATTCATCCTTCCGCTTCTTGTCGTTCATACTTCTGTTCCTGCTCTCCTTGGCAAGTTCGTCAATCATGCGCTGGTACTTCCTTGCCACCAACGGGCAGCGCAGGCGCAGTGCGTTGTCACACTGCCACTCCAATAATTCGATTTCCTTTTCAAGTTCCATGTCCATAAAATCATCTTTTCTTGAATTTGTCACATATCCTGCCGTATCTGCCGCATGCGCACACTCTATGGTTTTTAATTTTACAAAAACATGAGTTCCCTATAAAGTCAGAAGCGTATCTGCAATTCATACATTTAACATACATAGGAATAGCCTGAATCTTCTTAGCCATATTATTTTCGTAAACTTTCCCCTTTGAACTTAACCCGTGTAGTAATCGCAACTAACCTATCCATTGTACGCTCCCCGTACTTTTGGGAGATTTCATCAAGCGACAAGTTAGTTGTCAGCATAAGTAGTTTCCCTCGTTTCTCCGCTTCATCGACTATTTCGCAGAAGGCAAGCCTTTTTTCGCCGAATTTCACGCTCATATTTTCCGTACCGACGTCATCTATGTAGATGATATGTTTTGCCTTCACAGCGTCTATATCGGCATTCATTTGTTGCGCATCGTAGCAGGAAACTATCTTGTGGCAATAATGATTGAGAAGCAAGGGGATGATTTTCCAGCAGATAAGCGACTTTCCACGCCCGCAATTCCCGTGACAGAGAAGCCCACGACCGTTATTTCCCGAAAGCCACGCTGCTATTTCCTCGTATTCCGGTAACCATTCAGCATTTCCCGTGAAATAGTTCAGTCCTCTCCAAAGGACACTCTTTGCATCAGGTATAGCTATGTTTACAAGATTGGGCAAGGGATTAAAACCCATTTCCCTAAAACTATCAATTGTTTTTCTGAAGTCTATTTGTTCCATCTTTCCTCCCATTTCTTTTCCTGCGGTGAATCGTATTTGTCAGGAGAGTTATTATTAAGAATCACCCCAACGTCAGTAGTTGACTTGGCAGGCATTCTCTCCTTGTTTGCCCAAGTAGTTAACCTTCTGGACAACTCCCATGTTTTTTCAAGTTCAAAGCGCATCTTCGTGCACGATTTATTCATTTCAGACCAATAGTCGAAGAAAGCTCGTATCATGTCTTTCGGGTATTTACCCACATAGGGAATTAAAGACTGATAGAAAGAATCTTTCCGGAAGAGAGTAGCGGCTTTAGCCGCGTCTTTCTTTGCTACTCCGTTAGGAGTAGTTTCTTTTATATTCTTTTCTTTCTTATTATTTGGGTTAGAGGTGGGTTGTCCTTTTTGGAAGTGGGTTATTTGCTGGGTTACAAGGTGGGTTATAAATTCTTGTAAATCTCCGTCTATCAATTTATTAAGTGGGTTACAAGGTGGGGTGTTAGGTGGGTTTCCTATGGCTTCACCGTTGTATTTTTCAAAATTGACAAGAGTAATCACATTAACCCCTTGACTGTTATCAGTAGTAATCATTTTCTCTCTTTTTAGTTTTCCAAGAAAGGATTTAACCCATTGGTCTGACCTTCTCCATTTTTTAGCGAGAAATCTATTGGATGCAGGATATTGCCCTCTTTCCCATGTTACCTCGTAACACCCGATGCGCGACGTAGTCGGTGATGCCTCAAATCGTGCTGACTGTATCAAGTCAATCCACGCTTCGCACTCACTAAATGCCCGGGCGGCCTGCCATATCTTGTTATCGAAGAATGTGCGGGATAGTTTGATGAATCCTTTATCCATGGTTTCAGAATCTCACGTTAGTTAATTGTCTTCCATTGGAGAACACAGCCCACTTGCCGTTACCACTATCAAATAACCGTAAATCAGAAACTTCCCCAAAACGTTTGATATTACCGCATAAATCCACAATCCAGCCACATTCTTTAGATGGATGCGGACGGATGGCACGACCGACTATCTGATACCACATGGCAAGTGACATTGTAGGACGTGCCATAA